AAAGGACGTAACCTTGATAACTATCCCATGAGAAACGATACATGGAATTGAAATCGTCAACAGGTGGCGGTGCGTACATCATTGGTGGTTGACCAATGCCCATCGCCACAGCGTCATTGCCACCAATAAAGATTAGCGGGTTGATGTGGACACCACGAGTCACATAAGCAAACACACCCGCACCGAGGTCAGTTGTATAGTCAATCATGATTGGGTCGGCAAAGCTCAAGCGCTTATTGGTTGTATCCACATCTACTAAACGCCGATTTTCAAGTGTACCATCACGATAATCAACGCCACCCGAAACCCCAAAATCAGAAGTCCGGCGGGTATGGATTGTAACCCAATCGCCAACCTTAAAGCTTGCCATTGTAGCTGCACTAGTTGCCGGATCAAGTTGAACATAATGGCGAGCCCCCGGTTGACCAACCGCATAAGTCTGATCGACTTTCGTAGTTGACGGATTAGGCGAACCATCGCCCGCATTAACTGCTGTCGTAACAGTCGCTTGCGCGATAATCGCACCGCAGTTAAGCAAAGTGACCGCAGCTTGTTCAACAAAGCGTACATTACGGTACTTGCCGACCTCATAGTTAAGCAATCTATCGGGCGAAGCATAAGCATTTGGATACAACCAATCACGCGGGTCAATTTGCTGTTGCAAGTCAAAGATAACGTTTGGAGTTGTAACACAAACAATATCAGAAGCGTGACCATCAGAATTCATAAAGTATGGAATTCTGCGGTTTTTCATACCCAAGTGAATTTCATTGAGAAGAGAAGTGCGAATTTTGTCATCAGGAGTCAGTTGACCAAAATTGGACTTGTCATTAGCAAAATATTGATAAGGCGCACCAAGAAAGGCATTACGAGCGAGCATATCTTGCACTTGAATCATATTCAAGGCCAGACGATCACGCAACACCGCGTGCACGGCATTCGGGCTATTTTCTCCGCCTTGCTGTTTCCAGTAAGTAATAATTGGTTCATACTTGTGATAGGCGACTTTACCACCATACCGTGCGAATGTAATTCTCTGCGAACGAGAATCGACGTGTTGAGCAGGCATCCACATATCACGAAGACCAATTTGATCTGGATTTGCGTGCAAATCGTACAAGCCCGTGATTTCCATTTCCTTAGCATTAACAGAGCCAAGATTTTGAGTATATGTAATCAGTTGGGCAAAAATTGCTGTGTCCCGATACATATTTTGAAGATATGGATAATACACAAGACGCTGATTTGTTGTCAAGCCAGCCCAAGGATTGTCTCCATACGTATTTGTAAAAGTTGCTGACGAGAGGTCTCTAGAATATGGAGACCCAAGAACGCTTTCTGTCATTTTTTAATTTCCTTAACCAAGCGTAGCTAATTCCCGTTCGAGCTCCTGATAACGTTTAGCGTCTTCAGGATTGCGTTTCGGATTCAGCACGTACATTTCATTAGCGATTTCGGTATATGTTCTCTTTGAACGTTCACCAGTCGGAGGACGTGGCGTTGCACCACTAGCGAAATTCTGATCCCGAACACCTTGAGTTACCTTTGCATATTGACGCCCTAAATAGGCCTCATACGCTTCAGGGCTTTCAAATTCATTCGGCAGTTTAAGGTCGCCCATGTCAAAATCGGTAACAAGTTCTTTATACTTGTCCGCGATCAATTTACGGGCATCTTTTTCCGCTTGGTTTCGTGTCACTGTTTGAAGTAGTTCGTCTTTTTCTTTAGCAATGCTGGCTAGGTGTTGTTCTAGCTCGGTAAGTTTCTGCGAAGCGCCACTATATTGCTTTTTAAGATTTGCTAATTCGTCCTCGTGAGTCGAAACTAATTCCTCTAGTTTAAGTTGCAAAGAAGATTTTTCAGTCTCAAGAGTTGAGACTTTTTTGGTTACGCCGGAATATTTCCGATACCAATATTCGGCGCTATGTCCTTCATATTGTCCAGCGGCCACGCTTGACGAGTCAGTCCCTTTGCCCAAAGTTTCTGTGTCGTTTGATTGTGCGTCTGTCATATTTTTAATATCCTTTATTCATAATAGATTACACATGATTCATGTAAAAAATCATATTACTCAATAGCTTTCATTGATTGACCATTTTGGCCTAAATTGATTCTGCGTACAGGTTGTGTTGAGCCGCCGTTATTTCCCGTTTGTCCCCGCGTCATTAATTCTTGCTCCCATGACATATGTTCTTTTACTTTTTCATATTCTTCAGAAGCGTCATAAACGATACGAAGCAAACCAAGAGCAGTTTCGGGCGACAATATTTTGCGATCTACTGAAGACAGAATTTCATTAAGTTCGGCCTCACGGTCGCGCGGAACCATTGGATTCCAATTAGGCCGCCACTGCAAATCAAGATGTTCTTCTGTAATTTTGCCAACACCCTTCAAGAAGGCAATCTTAAGAATCATGTTGGCAATAACAGTTAAACCATCTGTCCAATTATTACGTATTGCCCGCACTTTACTTGTAATCGGCCACATACGAAAAGCCAACGTTAAGGCTGAACGCTGTGAGCCCTCGTCTTCACCATAGGCTACACCACTCATAAAGCTATCCCGGACTAATTCGTCGTAAAGCATTTGAGGGTATTTACTTAAACTATCAGCCAAGTTGGGCGGATCAATCACAAACGCATCCGGCTCCATTGTTGTACCCGATGGAGTCACACCCAAATTGACGGCAGGACGCCGACCTGCCAGTTTAATTGAATTAACTGTGCCTGTAATGTTACGAACATAAGTGTCGCGTTGCGAAGTATCGCGGATAATATCGCCAAAGTCAGCTAATCGAGCATTTAGCTCTTGAGATAATCCTTGCAGATCATCTACAATAGACAGTCCATAAAAAGTACCAGCACGTTCACGAGGAATATAAACAAAAGGCACAAACCCAAACGGATTTTTCGCTTCAGAGTAATCAATAGTCACTTTGCGACCATTAACTAAAACATCATGTTTAATTGGTTTTTTATCTAAAGTAATACTAATGGTGTCTTTAGTCCAATGTTCAATATAAATTGGTTCAACACTATTGCTTTTTTCTTTATTCCAGCCATACCTAAGTGCAGCTTCACGGGCTGGCATTCGATAAACAACCCATGCCTCAAGTAAGTTATTGAAGCGACCTGAGTCCCAAACTGGAAGAAAAAAATCCGGCAAAATGTATTCGAGACGAATTCCGCTTTTTAGATCGGGATCATCTGGCTGCCAACCAACCTTAAAGATAATACCACCAAGAAACTGTTGTACTAGCCCTGCATCTTGCTGTAAACTGCGACCAAAATTTTCAGTCCAAACTCCATTTACAAAATTCTCAGCCTGCTTTGCTACCTTCTTTTTAGATTCATCTAATTTATTTTCATCATCTAGTCGAGGATAAGCAACCATTGAAGTAAGTGGCCCAGTATCGTCTGGCACTTCGCCCCAAAGGACGTAGTTACTTTTCATTGCAGCGGGTTTAATATAATTAATTCGCAATGGAAATTTATAAATTGGGTTCCCTTCGGAATCTTTTTTATTAGGTACAGCTTCTTCCCAAACTCTGCCTGTAAAATAGTTCCAATAATTGTAATAGCGAGTTTGCTGTACTTGCCATCGGTCATAAGGGAAATTCGGTGGAAAGTCCTCTTTGCTGTAACCAATATAACTTGGTCCAGCATACTTTTTATCTATGTCATAGACGCCAGAAGCAACTGGCGACATAAAATCACTCATGTTTGGATTACTCATCGGTCATACCGTCCTGCTACTATGTTTGTAATAGACTCTTTGTATATCATTTTCGCCCAAACAGTTAACAAATAGGCTAGTTTGTGATCTTGTCTTAAAAAATTAGCATACCATAGCATAGCGTTGGCGATTTTACGTTTCATATCTACCTCTAGTATATCTATCTCCGTAAGAGCGTTCATAACGATCAATGTTGTCAGGCATTTCAAAGGCATTATTTTCATTATTCGCATCTAAATAAAAGAATCTACGAATGTAAGCCGCTGACATGGCTAACATCATCACAATATCTTGCGGAATTTTGTTGTCGGGCAAATCGTATGAAGTCAACTGATTAACCATATGACTAATATATGGGAATCTCATTAATCCCTTGCCCAGAAACAGCTTTAATGAATTTAAGGCAAAGTATTTACTTGCTTGAGTCATATTCATGCCTTCAGGCATTAATCCCATTGTTGTAAATACTAGTTCATCGAACCCTTTCTGAACACCTGTTGAATCAAATGCATTGCGACCTTCAGCTTTATACAATTTGACGTAACGCTCATATTCAAGCAGAAATGGCCAATAGCTTTCCTCGCGGCCATTGACCCAATGAAATGCTCTCATCACCGCAGGCTTTTCAGGAAAATCCGTTACATCCCAGACACCAATCACGGCGGAATCTCGCTTAGGTGGTGTATTTTGCCCCGGATCAGCAATGACTACATAGGAACGCCCCTCATCAGGGGGCATTTCCCATCTAACTATGCCTGCCTCACGGGTTTTGATTTGAACAAATCCAGCCGTCCAAACATCAATCGGCTTGTTTTGTTCTTGTAGTTTTGTTTGCTTCTCCAGCATTCGATCCATCGAATCATTTAGATTTCGATCTATCGAAGCAGATACGATCGCTTGCGAGAAGTGCTTACCATTCCCCATCGGTCGTTCACCGTTCATCCATTGCTCAGCCGCTTGTGCATTACCACCGACACGACGATACATGTTTTTCAAGTCTTTCTTGGAAAGATACGGGTTATCTGAAGAACGTGGATTCATGGATAGATATGTTTCTGGTTCATGTTTAGCCATATCATAGCGCATCCACAATTGAGGGTTGTCACCAGCATTAGCTACAATATTAAGTATGCCAAGACGAGGCCGCCCATTAGTCATACCTCTCAACCGCGAACCTAAGTCTCGAATCAGATCATCAAGTTCCACAATTTTTTCGGCCTGATCCAGAAAGATTACATCGCCTTCCAAAGTACGCACTTTTTCTGGGTCAGTTTCAATAGATAAGATTTCTATGGTCGAAGTACCAATGTAATCACTTTTAAGTTCAAACATCGGCACAGGACGCATTGGAGAGCGCCATACCCACCGATTCCACCATAATGTATTTTGACAAACCTCATTAATCGTTCGATAAACTTCCATTGCTTGTAGCAGTTGCGGGGCTACCGCGTATCCACGAAAGCCGGGAATAGTCGCTGCCATAACCGCTAATGAAATAGCAATCAGTTTAGTTTTACCAACACCAAAACCACCAATTAAGGTCTTCTCTGGTCTTGGATCATGATGGTATAAACGTTGCCAGTCTTGAAACAAGAACCCATGTGGTAGCCAAAATATTGGGTCTTCGTCGTCTCCTTTCAAGACGTTATAGGTTACATCCTGATAAACAAATACCTTGTCAGGCATTTTAGCGTCTTTCCAACCTTTATATAACAATTGCCAAATACGCTCCCGATTATGATCCTCGTAAGGGTCAACGCGATAATAACGAGTACCAGAAGTAGGCTGACGCATATAATAATCAGTAAAGTAATTGACATTGGTTTTGGCTAGTTCAAATATCTCATAATCAAATTTAGATAATGTATCAACTTGTCTACGCCAGTTGGGAGCGACGCTCTTCTTAGCCATGCTTTACACTAATCGTACCATAGTAACCAGAAAGCCCGGTCATATTTCCAACTTTGACAAAATAATAAATTTTGGGGTTTTCAGGAGTTGAATCTTCCATAAATTTGTATTCTTCACCTTGATAGGTTACCTTAAATGATTCCTCCTGCTTCATTAATGCATATAGTGTATCATACAGAGGCTGCCCCGGTAAAATTCTTTCACTCATATCGCTTCTCCATTATCTACAAATTGCAAAAGAGTCCATTGCCCCGTATTTACTTTCGTGATCGGTACACCCATCGCTGATAAAGATTCTAATTGATGATAAACCGTCTGACGGGCAATCCCCATCTTTCTTGCATATTCGGTGGGTCGAATGACCACGCCCTCACTTAAGTACATATATAGTTTGACTAAACGCTGTGCGCCTGTAAAATCTTTCATTTTGATGTCCCATATACTAAAATAAATTGATTAGTAAACTGTAGTCTAATGAAATCGGGGATTTCAGGAGCTAAGTTAAGATAAAATTCACTCACTTCTTCCGCGAA